CCGCTATGTTGAGGATGCACCTGAGTTTTATGTGCCAGATGTGTGGCGTGGTAAAGCTAAAGATAAGAAGCAAGGTAGTGCAGATTGGTCTGTCCCTTATGATACCTTACCTTTGGTTGTTAAGACGGGTGGTAATATCTACGAGGGTGATGAGTGGACGGATTACTATGACATCTCCTTAAACCTCTATAAGGAGCTTTTGTCTGCAAACATTGCCCCTGAGATGGCCCGTATGCTTCTGCCACAGTCAACAATGACAGAGTGGTTCTGGAGTGGGTCACTGGATGCTTTCGCTGATATGTGCAAGCTTCGACTTAAAGACGATACTCAGCACGAAACGCGACTTGTAGCACAACAAATCGACAAAGTGATGGAATCCTTGTACCCTGTAAGTTGGAAGGCCCTAGTTCATGGATAAGCCAGAGGTGGTAAACACCTTGCTCGTAGATGGGGATATTATTGGGTACAGGGCAGCTTTCTCTGTAGGTGATTTGGGTTACTCTTGGGAAGTAGAAGCTAAGGTTGATGACCTTATGGACTACATCATTGGGGAAACTCTTGTCTTCTCTAATGGAAATGACTACACAACCTATCTGACAGGTAGAAACAACTTTCGTAATGACATTGCTGTGACTGCCGAGTACAAAGGCAATCGTAAGTCAGTACCAAAACCTGTTCTACTCTCCGATGCTAGGCGCTACTTGGTAGACAATTATCAAGGTGTAGTTATCAATGGTCAAGAAGCAGATGATGCTATCGCTATTGAGGCTACAAAGAATGACCCTGAGACAACAGTAGTTGCATCTATTGACAAAGATATGCTACAGATACCTTGCTGGCACTTCAACTTTGTAACGGGTAAGTGGACTTTCGTAGAGCCTGATGCTGGCACTAAGTTTTTCTATAAGCAAATCTTGACAGGAGATGCAGCCGACAACATTAAAGGTATCTTTCGAGTTGGTCCTGTGAAAGCAGATAAAATCCTAGAGGGTTTGACTAATGAGAAAGACTTGTATGAAGCTGTAGTCAAGGCTTATGATGGCAATGAAGCTCGTGTGCTAGAGAATGCTAGGTTGTTGTGGTTGCGTAGAGAGGAGGGCCAGATGTGGGAGCCGCCAAAGTGAGTAGCGTAAGGGCAAGAGCTATCAAGAATGGCTACCGATCTGGTCTAGAAGAAAAGATTGCCAAGCAGCTAGAGGAAGCTGGAGTAACCTATGAGTACGAGAAGCTAAAGGTTCCATACGAACTTGCAGAGACTCGTAAGTATACTGTTGACTTCCAGCTTCCTAACGGCATCATCATTGAAACCAAGGGGTTGTTTAAGACAGAAGATAGAAAGAAACATCTATTGATCCAGAAGCAACACCCAGAGTTGGACATTAGATTTGTCTTCTCTAATGCTAGGGCTAAGCTTTATAAAGGCTCTAAAACCATGTACTGCAACTGGTGCGATCAATACGGCTTTAAGTGGTCTGACAAAGTAATTCCTACAGAATGGATCAAAGAATGAAAGACTACATCTTCTTTAGTTTTGGAGCCTTGTTTGATAAACTTTCTGATTGGGCTTTTCAGAAGGTTTCTGAACCTTATCTACTCTTTCAGGAAGGAGAGATTAACCGTAAGGTTGAAGATCGTATGTTCGATCTGGGTATGACAAAGATCACCATCTTCCATGTGAATGAAGGCCCTATCCATCGAGATAGTATTCCAGATGATGAGGGGCTACCTGATGATCTTGAATGGCTCTTGGAAGTTAAGTGTCGTATGAACGATGATTCTAGTGTTGTAGACATTCCATTGTGGTTTGGTGACTTCAACGAAGCTTACGCGATTGTCAATCACTTCTATAATAGTGTAGAACCAAAGGTATTGTACATCTGATGAAAGAAGTTTTTTACGTACTCGCAAGGAATAATACCGAGGCTACTTGGCTAACTATCGGAGAATATGACTTTTACTTTGAGGCAGAGAACTTCTTAAAGGAGCAGGCACTTTACATGCAATATAAAATTGAAAAAGTGTGGAGTTACCCATTTTGAGTAAAACAGCAGTTGTGTTCTCTTGCGCCCATACTGATCCATCCGTCAGCAACGAAAGGTTTACTTGGTTAGGAGAGTTTCTCTATGACCTTAAGCCAGACTATGTGTTTGACTTGGGTGATGGCGCAGATATGCGGTCCTTGAATACTTATGATACACGTAGCCCACAAGCCATTGTGTCTCAGTCTTACGCAGCAGATATTGAGCACTACAACGATGCTATGGAACGTATGCGTTGGAAGTTCCGCCACCATAAACGTAAACGCCCACTCTATGTAGGTTTTGAAGGGAACCATGAGAACCGTATCAAGCGTGCTATCTCTCATGACCCACGGTTAGAGGGCCAGAAGTACGGCATCTCCTTTAGTCATCTACAAACTGACCATTGGTTTGATGAGTATCACGAATACCATAACTCAGCTCCAGCTATTGCTGATTACGATGGTGTGTCCTATGCCCATTACTTTAGCTCTGGTAACTATGGCACAGCTACTTCTGGTATGCACCATGCCTACAGCCTTATTGCTAATCGTAACCATAGCTCTACTTGTGGTCACAGCCATAAGCGTAGTTTGTACTTCAAGGATGGTGCCCACCCTCGACCGATCATTGGTCTTGTAGCTGGTTGCTTTAAGGGTGCTGAGGAAAGTTGGGCTGGTCAGGCAAACAAGGAATGGGCCAAAGGTATCTTTGTGAAGCGTGAAATCGAGAACGGTGTCTATGAACCTCAATGGATCAGTATGGAGACGCTAGAGCGTCAATACGGTAAACCAAAATGAGTAAGCGGTCAGACTTCCCAAAGATAGACAAGGACTACTACCCCACGACAGACCCAAGGGCAGTTGAGCCTTTGGTTAGGTATATCCGTGGCAACACTTACGCAGAGCCTTGCTATGGTGACGGAGACTTGGAAGACCTGTTGATGGATGTAGCTACATGCAAGTGGCGTAGTGACATTCGTGGGACAGTAGAAAGTTCTAAGGTTATGGATGCAATGTCCTTGACAAAGACTGATCTACAAGGTATTGATCTGATTGTGACTAACCCACCGTTCACCAGAAGTGTCCTTATGCCTATGCTAGACCACTTTATTACGTTGAAGCCTACTTGGCTACTCTTGCCAGCAGGACACATGCACAATGTGTACTTCGGTGATGCTATGCGTAAGTGTTCTAAGGTTGTGTCTATCGGTAGACTTAAGTGGTTCAAAGACAGTAAGTTTAGTAGTACAGATGACTTCTGTTGGTATTTCTGGCCTCAGTGGGCGACACACCAAGAAACAGTATTTAGGGGAAGATACTAAATGACTACAACTGATGGGTTGACGCAAGCTTTCGGATATTGGGAGAATGAGGAACAAATGGTACATCAGACACCTACAGAGATGGTAAAAGAGTATGCTTCGGTAAGTGGGCAACAGCCAAATGCCCGTCTCTACGTGGACCTGATCGACGAAGAGTTTGGGGAGTGGTCTTATGAAAACATGCTCTACCTTAACCACAGTGACTTGTATGACGATGCTTACCAACCACACCTAGAGATTAAAGAGCTAGCAGACCTCTTGTATGTGATCTATGGCTATGCTAATGCTCGTGGTTGGGATGTAGAGGAAGCCCTACGTCGTGTACATGGGAATAATATGGGGCGTATGCTCCAACCTGATGGTACGATCAAACGTCGTGCAGACGGAAAGATCGAAAAAAATAAGGAGTATCCTAAAGTTAATCTAGGGGATTTGGTCAAGTGACGGTACAAGAGTTAATCTACAAACTAGAAAAGATCAAAGACAAAGAAAAACCAGTTATGATCTCTGGAGAGACAGCACTAACTGATGCCCTATGGCATTGGCACTTTCGAGACCAACCACACCAATTTCTAATCGGGTAAAGAAAGAACAATATGAACAATCTTTCCTTAGTTCTATACCTAGCGGACGTGCTTTATACTTTTAGGGGTGTTACAATCCTCCTTTTAGTTGTAACATGGGCTTCTTATACTCTTTGGTGGCTATGGGCGAAAACAGATGCAAATAATCCCTACAGTTGGGAAACTCAAGACTCGTTGGATAAAAAAAAGGCTCATCGACAGATGGGTTTCTTGCCAAAAAACAAGTGGCTTTGGCTTTCAGCCTCCCTTATCTTCATTTCTATTCTGCTTCCAAACAGAGAGACTTTTTATTTGATTGCTGCATCTGAAGCGGGAGAAGCGGTTGTCAATACCCCAGAGGCTAAAGAACTGCTGTTAGACGTGCGTGAAATCCTCGACATCCAACTTGAAAAACTTAAACAATAAAGAAAGAACAATATGAACAATCATCTGCCTACAGACTATCAGTCTTTCATCGCAACTTCTCGTTATGCTCGTTGGATTGATGCTGAGAACCGTCGCGAGAATTGGGCTGAGACTGTTGCGCGATATATCAAGAATGTTGTCGCATCTAAGATGCACGATAATTCTATTGCAACTGAGATTGAAGAAGCTATTCTAAACCTTGAGGTAATGCCTAGTATGCGGGCACTCATGACGGCTGGCCCTGCTTTTGAACGTGATAATACCGCTGGCTACAACTGTAGTTATCTTCCTGTAGACGACCCTAAGTCTTTCGATGAAGCTATGTTTATCCTACTCTGTGGCACTGGTGTTGGTTTCTCTGTTGAGCGTCAGTATATCAGTAAACTACCAGAAGTACCTGAGCAAATGTTCAAGAGTGATACTGTTGTTGTAGTCAAGGACAGCAAAGAAGGTTGGGCAAAGTCGCTTCGTCAAGTTATTAGTCTTCTCTATGCTGGGGAAGTCCCCCAATGGGATGTGTCTAAAGTCCGTCCGTCTGGTGCAAAACTTAAAACCTTTGGTGGCCGTGCTTCTGGTCCTGCCCCTCTCGTAGAGTTGTTCAACTTCACTGTGAATACCTTTGTAAACGCAAAGGGCCGTAAGCTAAACTCTATTGAGTGTCACGATCTTATGTGTAAGATTGGTGAGGTTGTAGTCGTTGGAGGTGTCCGCCGATCTGCTATGATTTCTCTGTCTAATCTGTCAGATGATCGTATGCGTCATGCTAAATCTGGTAACTGGTGGGAAGGACAGAAACAACGGGCCTTGGCTAATAACTCTGTAGCCTACACAGAGAAGCCAGATATGGAGACATTCATGCGTGAGTGGTTGTCTCTTGTAGAGAGTAAGTCTGGTGAACGCGGCATCTTCTCTCGACCTGCTAGTAAGAAACAAGCTGCAAAGAATGGACGACGTGATCAGAACTTTGAGTTTGGTACCAATCCGTAAGCGATAAATGTGCGGATTTAAAACCCCTCCTGATTGACTTGGAAGTCTGTAGCAAGACGACAGGGCGCAAGCGTAATGGCAGCGTGAGAGACTAAGCGGAGAGGACACCGAAAGGTGTATGCGATAGTCCAGCGCACAAGCGGGTATGCTAATGTAACCCCGTGGTGTGAGGCAGTGAAATTATCCTTCGACCATATCAGTTCTGCAATTTGACGGAGGTCGTTGTTCGTGCAACAGACACCCTCGAAACACTTGAAAGAGTAGATAAGGTTCAGAAACCTTCTGAAAGGCCCAA